CCATCTAGAGAAGATTATATTACCTATCTAAAAAATGGTCACGTATTTTTATCTTGCGCTCGTGCTGAAGGTTGGAATTTACCTCTAATTGAGGCTATGGCGTGTGGTACCCCCTCAATTTATACAACTTGTTGTGCCCAAATGGAATTTGCTGAGGGTAAAGGATTACCTGTAAAAGTATTAGGAGAAAAATCCACTCAAGGTAACAATTATTTTAATTTTGGCATCAACCTAAAAGATAACCATATCCCCGGTAACTATTACGAACCTGATTATGAGGATTTAGCACGTGTAATGCGTGACGCATTTGAAAATTATACAGACCATAAAAAACGCGCTATAGAGGAAGCTAAATTAATTCATAGAGATTTTAATTGGGATAGAATTGCCGAAATTGGTAAAGATACTATTTTAGAATTTATGGAAAATTATACTCCTAAAATGAGTCCTAATACAATCCACGTTTCATATTTAGAGGGTCCTAAAGTAGAAGTTAAAGGTGATATTGAACAAGATTATTTTATTGAGTTTATTGATAAAAAAACCAACAAAGTTATATACAGTACTACTATTAAAACTAATATGTGGACTGTTTGTGCTAGGAAATACTATACAGAATGGGTTATTAAAGTAAATGGTGAAATTGTTGATACCCTAAATTTAGAAAATCAAAGGGTATTAATTACTCTAGAATCTAAATCATTAGGTGATACTGTAGCGTGGACTCCTTATGCTATTGAATTTGCTAAAAAACATAACTGTAAAGTTGTTATATCAACTTTCTATAATGACTGGTTTAAGGGTTTAGAAGCCTATAAAGATATTGAGTTTATGGAACCCGGACAATCAACCGATTGTGCCTCTGTATATCGTATAGGTTGGTTTAAGGGAGATGATAACAAATGGAGTAAATTTGATAAATACCCCAACCAAGTAAACGTTATCCCTCTCCAACAAACCGCAACTGATATTTTAGGATTAGAATTTAAAGAAATAAACCACGGATTAAATTTCCAAAAAAGCAAAAGCTTAATCAAAGGTAAATACGTTGTAATTGGCCCAAATGCAACATCAGGCTGCAAAGAATGGAGTTTTAACTATTGGGTTACACTAACAAAACTCCTAACCCAATCAGGATACCAGGTAGTTAGTTTAACTAAAAACCAATTAACCATCCCCGGAACTATTAATTCGTGGAATCAACCATTTGAAACGGTTGCCCGATATTTATTGCATGCCGATTTATTTATAGGTTTGGGTTCAGGTTTATCTTGGTTTAATTGGGGGTTGGGTAAACACACAGTAATGATTAATGGCTTTGCTGACAAAAACCACGAATTTACCTCTAAAGTAACTCGTATTATGAACGAATCAGCTTGTATCCCCTGTTGGACTAATCCCAATTTTATGTTTGATGCTGGTGACTGGGATTGGTGTCCAATTTGGAAAGGAACCGACAAACAACATATTTGTCAAAAATCTATCACCCCAGGACAAGTATTCAATAAAATCAAACCAATTTTAAATAGTAAAAAATAACATAATATTTATCACCATGGAACAAGTGTTTTTGACAAAAGAAGAGATTGAAAAACTTAAAAATATACAAGCAAACGAGTCTAATTTAATTACCCAATTCGGTCAATTAGAATACCAAATCCAAACTCTTAATTTACAAAAAGAAAATTTAAAAAATAATATTACGAGTCTTCAAACAGAAAGTAGTAATTTTGGAAAAGAATTACAAGACAAGTATGGAGAAGGAACGATTGATATAACAACTGGGGAGTTCATTAAATCAAATTGATTTTCGATTCTCTCTTGAATATTTATAATAAAATAATAATTCCAACACAATGGCAGAAACATTAGTATCACCTGGTGTATTAGCAAGAGAGAATGACCAGTCATTTATCACGCAGCAACCCGTTCAAGTAGGTGCTGCAATTGTAGGTCCTACAGTAAAAGGTCCTGTAGAACAACCTACACTTGTTACATCATACAGCGATTATCAAAACAGATTTGGTACCACATTTGAGAGTGGTAGTAATGTATATTCATACTTTACTTCTATTGCAGCGTTTAACTATTTTAACAATGGTGGGAACACAATGTTGGTTACTAGAGTAGTTTCAGGTTCAGCAGGTACACAGTGGACATTTGCCACAGCCTCAGTATATACTGGAGATAGCTATTCAACTCATGGTACATTAGTAACAACTGTAGATGGATTAGCCCCGGGTTCATTCCAAAACGTTACTGGATCTGTAGCTACTTACACTGTAGGTCTTACTGGTAGCCTTGGTAATGGTGGTGTAGCTACTATTACTTTAAATACTGAAACTACCATTGACACTATAACAGTAACTAACCCAGGTAATGGGTGGTCAATCGGTGAAATAATCACTATCCCTTCAGCCTCTTTAGGTTATGGTATTGGTATAGCAGGCACCGATACAACATTTACATTACAAGCTGGTAACATTGATTTTTACCAATCAGCCGTTACTTTTGATGCTATTGATAAAGGTGCTGTTTGGAATAACTCAGGATCTATGCTTGCTGGTGGTGCTTTAACCTCAGGATCAATTGATAACGTTAGATTACAAGTTACTACTAGCAACACCGCCTCTGGTACATTCTCATTAGTAGTACGTAGAGGTGATGATAACGCAACCAACCCAGTGGTTTTAGAATCATGGACTAATATGTCATTAGATCCAACTCAACCAAACTTTGTTTCTAGAGTAATAGGTGATACTACATTTAATTACAACTCAGGTGAAAATTATTTAGAAGTATCAGGTTCATATCCTAACGCTTCAAGATATATTAAAGTTAAAACAGTTAATTTATTAACTCCTAACTACTTAGATAACGCAGGAAACGCTAAATCTCAATACACAGGATCCATCCCAGGAGTTGGTTCAGGTTCAATTGGTGGGGCGTTTTGTGCCGGAACAGGTAGTAATATTTCATCATATGTTGGTGGAGGTAATTACTATGATTTAGCAGGTACAGGAGTAGGTGCTGTAACACAAGGTCTAGTAGGCAGTGATTACACTAATATGTTAAACTTATTATCTAACCAAGATGATTACGCGTTCAACGTGTTATTAACTCCTGGTTTGTTTAATAGTGCTCACGCTTCACAAACTACCACAGCAATCAATAATACTCAAGGTAGAGGTGATAGCATTTATGTATTAGATCCTATTACATACGCAGCATCAATTTCTGCTACAACCACACAAGCAGCCTCTAGAAACACTTCATACGCAGCTATGTACTGGCCTTGGTTACAAACCATCGACCCAGATTCAGGTCAAAACGTATGGGTGCCCGCATCAACAATGATCGGGGGAGTTTACGCATATAACGACAGTGTAAGCGAGCCATGGTTTGCTCCAGCAGGTATCAACAGAGGAGGTTTAGGCAACGTAATTCGCCCTGAAAGAAAGTTAACTCAATCTAATAGAGATTCATTATACGAGAACAATGTTAACCCAATTGCTTCATTCCCAGGAACTGGAACTGTAGTATACGGCCAGAAAACATTACAAAGACAAGCCTCAGCGCTTGACAGAGTAAATGTTAGAAGATTATTAATCTCTCTTAAAGGCTATATTGGTCAAGTTGCTCAAAACTTAGTATTCGAGCAGAATACGGCAGCAACAAGAAACAACTTCTTATCAGCAGTTAACCCATACTTAGAATCTGTTCAACAGAGACAAGGTTTATATGCTTTCAAAGTTGTAATGGATGATTCAAATAACACTCCCGACGTAATCGATAGAAATCAGTTAGTAGGCGCGTTCTATTTACAACCCACAAGAACAGCTGAATTTATCATCCTAGACTTTAACGTGTTACCAACAGGAGCAACATTCCCAGGGTAAAATTTGGAAATGAATAATATTTATAATAGAATAAAATAAATAACAATGGCAGTATTAGATCCCAACGAAATTTTCTTTACAGCGTTTGAGCCCAAACAAGCAAATAGGTTCATCATGTATATGGACGGATTTCCAGCTTACATAGTAAAAGGTGTAGGTGCTGTAACTTTAGCCCAAGGTTCAGTACCTCTTAACCACATTAACGTTCAACGCTTCGTAAAGGGCAAATCAACTTGGGGAACTATTCAGTTTACACTATTTGATCCTATCACTCCTTCAGGAGCTCAAGCCGTAATGGAATGGGTACGTTTACACCACGAATCAGTAACAGGTAGAGACGGTTATAGTGATTTCTATAAGAAAGACTTGACATTCAACGTATTAGGCCCTGTTGGTGACGTAATATCTGAATGGATTATCAAAGGTGCTATGATTACTGATGTTTCTTTTGGTGAATATGGTTGGGATACAGATAATACTGCTATCAACCTTACAATGACAGTTCAACCAGATTACTGTATCTTGAACTTCTAATAAGAAAAGTAAATATTTTTGTAAAAATTGCTTGGCTCCGGTCAGGCTTTTTTTTACATTCATATTTATACTCGAATAAAGTTATTATTAAATACGTCTATGGAATTTAAATTACCTACCGAAACAATCGAACTACCCTCAAAAGGCTTAGTTTATCCGGAATCGAACCCCCTCTCTTCGGGTGTGATAGAGATGAAGTATATGACTGCTAAAGAAGAAGATATTCTTACTAATGCTAATTATATTACCGATGGCACTGTATTAGATCGTTTAATGAAATCCCTTATTATATCTGAG